CAATCTCATTTGATTGCCGTGATTGACTCGCAGAATATTATCTACTGCTGTTCTATTTTCTGGTACTTTTGAAAATTGATTAATTTTATTCACACTACACCTCCTACTTTAATGGTGGTGCGTATAATAATCCTCCATGACTATAGAGTTGGTTCAAACCTCGTTGTAATCCTATTGGGGTATTTGCCCCCACATTTCGTTCATATATTTCTTTATAATTTCCTACTTGTTTAATAATATCATATGACCAAGTAGCATTCAGTCCAAGTTTAGCTCCAAGATGTGGATGATCTTTTCCATTTTTTTCACCCATAAATCGCTGAATGTTTGGGTCTATATGATTTTTAAAACTGTCTATGTTTTTTGAATTTATACCCATTTCTTCTGCAATGAACAGAACATATATTGTCCATCGAACTATATCTGACCATTTCTGATCTCCATACTTAACAACTGGCCCCAATGGTTCTTTTGAGATAATCTCTGGTAGAATCATGTGCCGAGCAGGGTCATTAAAACTTAATCTGTTCGATGCAAGACCAGACCTATCCGTACCATACATATCACAGTCACCTCTTTTATATACGTTCTTTGTCTTTTCGGTAGGTTTTACTGCGACAGGGATATAATGTATTCCATGCAATTCCATAAAGTCTGCAATGTTCTTTGCAGCTGTTCCACTACCACTAAAACATATCCTTGCGCCTTCCATTTGTTTTGCAGAAGATACTCCAAGAGTTTTTCTTACAATGAAACCCTGTCCATCGTAGTAGGTTGTGGGCATGAATTCCAGTTTCTTTGCAACATTCCTTGTAAATGTAAACGTGGTTGTTGCAGAGAGAACATCTATAGTACCATCTATCAAAAATACAAATCGAGTCTTTCCATTGACTATAGTGAATTCGATTGCATCTGCATCGCCGAACATTGCGGCGGCAACTGCACGACATATATCAACATCGAACCCTTCCCACCTATCACCATCTTCACTATTCCATATTTCCTGTGAGAAGCCGGGAAACTCATCATTGGTTCCACAAATGACATTTCCTCTTTCTATAACACGATTGTATGTTGAACTATACGTTGGATTGTATTCTGATTTTGGTACACCAATTCCAAGCTTTTCTTTCATTGGATCTTGTCCCTCGACAGTAGACATTGCCATCATCCAAAATGCCCAAATTATCGATACGACAACTTTACCCATCATAATCATTGCAATGCCCGATATACTTCTAACAATTCATCATCTGCAATCGGGGCGGTCATAGTATAATATCGTTGATGTCCAACCGACATGAATGCTTTAATGTCAGAAAAACTTGGATATTTAGTTAATAGATTATGAAGAAGATAATCTGGGCTCAAATGGCACGATGCACATTGATTATCTTTCGCAAAAACTCTGGTTGATTTCTTGAATCGTTCTGATTGAACTAATACAGAGTTAAGGTCTTTTTCCATCCATGTAACTTTCTCATCAATATCTGGTATTACCATAAAAACCAAATATATAAGAAGTGCAATAATAACATAGATAAATGATTTACTTGCAACTATTTGGTCTTTGGCTGCAAGTTCCATTTGTTGAACTTCTTCAACCTTTTTATCTATCTCTTCAATATCATGTTGTAATATTTTTTGATCTTTTCCGTTTGCTACTGTTTTCTCTTGAGCCATAATTACCTCACTTCTTTCCTGCTTCGTTTAACTTTTTGGTGATTTGTTGTTGAAACCATTTGAGAACAATCGGTATGCTCACATTAGATGTCAATCCAAAAAGATAACCGATGGGATAACGGTAACTTTCATAGGCCGCAAGTTGTGGAACGTTTGTAAATACAATAGAAATCAACAAATATCCAGTTGCTGACATTCCCATATTGATAACTAAATCAAGTAAAATCAACCATCCATGGCCGCTATACTTATCTTTATTATCCTGTCTGTAATTAAATAGAAATATCCAAAATGAAGAAAACAATACTAAACCAAGCATCATCATTTCAGAGGTATTAAATAAATCAAGCATTTTGTTTTGTCTCTCTCTTAACCAATTTTAATAAGTCAGCAGTACTGCCGACAAATAACGCATTAGTCACATTTTGTGCTCTGCTGACTTCCTGTCTATCCCCATCATTTTCTAATTTTTGTTTTTTCTGATGCAGCTCCATAAGTGTTTGTTGGGTGTCTGTCATATTTTTGAGTAATTGACCAAACACCTCAAATGCTCTGGGAGACTCTTCTGCTTTCGCAATNTCTAAAAGTTCCTCCATNGCATCTCTGCCNTTTTCAATGATGTCATAAAGATTTTCACGAGCATATTGAAAATCATTATCTATATTCTCATTACTATCTATCACAGTTGGAACATTTTCAACTGTCGCATTTATAACTTTTACATCATTTTTTAGGGATTCCTCCCCGAGCTCAAGATGTTTTTCAATCCTTTGCTCCACTAATTTTTCAGTTTTCATTAACTATCAGTTCCAGCTACTGGATCGTATGTTTCACCATGTGGGAAAAATTCAAATGTTTCAGTAAATCCAAATGTATCATCTGTGAGAGCATCTGTATCTTTTGGTACAACGTTTGCTCTACTGACTGTTGCTCCTGCGGCAATTGCTGCCTCTGAACTTTCATCCAGAACTCTTATTCGGGTTGCAACATCTATTTCATGACTGTCTAAAACCATAAAATTACTACCATACGGAGTACTATCTTCCATAACTATATATTCGGGATCGGCCGAAGTTGCACTCATAAGATGAGTATCTACTGTTACATCTGTGATAACTTTTGCATTATCTGCAACATTTGGATATAGAAATCCTTTCATTAAAAAAGAAAGTGTCCAAATTATAGATCGTCTAGATGCAAAATCGCCCTCGTAAGTATCTTCACTTGTAACCGAATTCAGCACAAGTGGAATGTCTCGTTTCTCACTCATTGAAGAAACAAGATTCATTGTTACTGTAAATTCTGGTGTAAAAAAAGGAAGAATTTGTTCTAAAATCTGTGTTCCATCTTCTGCATTTTTCACATAAACGTAAAGAGAAAAATCCCAATTATAAGGAACAGGGTTGAATTGTTTTTTAAGTCCAGTAGTTCCTGCAGCAACATTCCTTCCCATAGTATTGAGTTTTCTCACACCATCGTATGTCATGGATGTTAATTCAAACCCCATTCTTGGAACAGTAAGTGCCACACTTGGATTTAGATTAGGATCTGCACTTATACGAGTAAGAAATTTCTCCTTTGGCCCGTATGAAAGGGGAACTTTGATAGTATCAACAACTGAGCCAGCACTATTGGTTCTGCGAACTTCAATAGTATTAAATAACGACCCAAATGCAACTACCATCTTTCTTGAAGTTTGATGGTAAAAATAAGTTCCAAACATTACGGATTATCTCCAAATGGATTACCTTCAGTAAAATCAAATACTGAATCTGCATCTATTTCAAATTGTTTGTTGCTTGAAACATTATCAGATGTTCCAGCATCAATTGTCGATAAGGTTTCAGCAGTCTCATCGGTTGTAATCTTAGTTGCATATGTTCCTGTGGCCAGACTTGTCGCACCTGTAATAATTTCTGTCAAAGTAAATGTGCCAGTCATGTTGATGAGATACAAATAACTTGTTGTAGCATTCCAACGAGCAACTTCTCCTGTGACTGATGAAGTTCCACCTGTAACAGTTTCCCCTTCAACGAATGTACCAGAAATACTTGATAGTTCAAATGTACGAACAAAAGACTGTTTTTGTTCAATAACATCGATTGCATCGACATCAGTATCCATTTTTTCATCAGAGTAAACAAAGAGTTCACAAGTGATGTCAAATGTTGGAAGAGCTCCAGTTTGGTAGAATGGTGTTTCATGTTCAACGAACATGATCTGGAAGAGCTTATTGGTAAGAGGAAAATAAATCAAATCTCCCTCTTTAGGCCGAACGCCCAAGTCCAACCTTTCCCAAGCTCTTCGTGCCAGTGAGAACACAATCTGATCACGAACTTCCAGACCAAACTTTGACATCAAATCACCTTCGCCCTCAAATCCATCTACTGATTTGATAAACATTTCAACTGAATGTGCATCCTTATATTCTGAAATCGAGTCTTCGCCTAAAACAGTATCAGTATTAATTAAAGTTCTAGGAATGTAAGAAACATCGTGTCCGTATATCTGAATTGATTCTGTGACAAGTGAGTGTAATAATTCTTGTTCATTTTTTGCATCAAATGTACGAAAGTATGAGCTTGTTGGCATAATACTATCCTACATAAAAGTTATCGGGCAGTTGATACCGCATTTGCGATTCTTCTTCTAATTTTTCCAATTCTGTATTTCCATCATCATAAATCTGTCTACCATTTAGAGTTGCACCGCCCGGCAGTTGTAACCCCTCATATTTGATCAGATTTGCACCCCATTGTTTCTTGAACAATGCAGTAGTATATTTTTTAAGAAAAATGTCGTTGTATAATTCTGTGTAAGTTCCACCATCAATTTTCTTGTAGCATTGAAGAACCAACCAATCACCTATTTTGACCGATGAATCCCAATCCATATCTACATAGACTTTATCAGTTAATCTATTGAAACGAATTTGTCTTGTATCACTCTTAGAAAACATATCATCCATAAGATTGATATATTGTCTTGATGTTGCATAATTTGCAAGTCCTCCGCTTCCTTTAAGAAGGCCAGGTAATTGATTCAAATTAAACTGATACTCAATAGAGAACATATCATCGGAAGAAAGTTTCTCTGCTTTGATTGGAAGAACATCTCGTATTCCGATAATCGTGTCATCTGCTGAAAGTGCTTTCGTATCTATATTTCCAAATACCACCGCAGTTGCTTGTGTTGCGTGTGCAGTTCCAGTTGCACCAGAAGTTCCTCCTGTTACTGTTTCTCCTGCCGTGAATGTTGCAGAAGTGTTGGCTTCTCGTAATCCGTCAGAATTTTTGTGTTGTTTGAATTTTAAAACAGTTGTACTTGTTACTTCGTGTACTTTTGCAGTTGCGCCAGAAGTTCCTCCTGTAATTATTTCTTCTGTGTCAAATGTTCCTGTAGCAGCACTTGCAAATGTAAGAGTACTGGCCGCAACTTGTTCTTTCGCATAATAAACTTCTGTACCATCAAAATGATATTCTTGGAAAAACTGAACAGATTCATCTATCATGTCGTTCATCTGTTCATCTGCAAGGTTTACATCAATAACAGGTTTTCCAAGTTTCCGCAGACAATATTCCTTTAATTCTGTAGTTGATGCTGGTTGTGTTGAAGACATAGTTTATTATCCGTTGTTAATTTCTGCTGAAGGTTCTACTGTAATTAGTCCTTCTACAAGTCTTTCTTTAACAGTTCCTCCACTTTGTGTATAAGTAAGAGAGTAAAAATACTTACCTTCTGCTAATGCGGTAGTCTGCGTTGCAGTCAACGAAAAGGTACAATTTGCACCAGTAACAGAAGTTGTAAATGCTTGAAGGGTATTTGCGTAGGCGAAATTCTTAATCATTCCGCCTGCAACCGTACCAGAGGAAATAGTTACGGCTGAAGAAGATGCATTCTCTGCACCTATTGTTTTTTCAAAGGTAGTACCTTGATCAATAATGTAGTTTTGACTTTTTTTCTTGAGTGAGACTGCCATATTCTTTCCGTAAATTAATAAAATTATCCATTGGTTTCATATTTATATTTATTAGTTACGGAAAGTGGAAAATTCTAAAACAATCGATTAACTTGGTTTTGTGGGCCAAGTAATACTTACATATGTTGTTTTTGCTTTTTGTGCATTGGGCAAATCCCTTAATGTTTGACGATAAGTTTTCCAATTATCTGAAAGAGCAGGAGAATCAGCAAATGTCATCCAATCTGTTTCTGTCAAAAGTCTGTCTCGTTCCCTTCTTATTTGTGTCCATTCTTCTGAGAGTAATCGGGCATCTTTTGCTGTGTCATCTCCTGTAAAATGAGAACCATCAACTTTAGAGTCTGACCACTTGATGTTGTAAACTATTGGACTATAGCCAATGTAATCTCC